GGGAAGACCAGGGATGAATGGATGGCGAAGGCTCCAGGCAAAGAGTTCTTCGCGATCATCGATAAGCAGAGCGATCCCAAGGATGCCGCGCTTGGCTGGGTGATCTTCCCCTGGGAGAAGGAACGCGGAGAGGATGCGCCCCATGACGCGGTCCGGCGGATGCTCCAGTTCATCGGTGAGGATCCAGACCGGGCTGGCCTACGCGGGACACCGGATCGGGTCTGCCGCGCCCTGGCCGAGATGTGCGCTGGCTACGCGATGGATCCAGCCGCGATCCTCGCCAAGCGGTTCGCCTGCTCGCATGATGATCTGGTCATCGTCCGCGACCTCCACTTCACCAGCCTATGCGAGCATCATCTGATGCCCTTCGCCGGGAAGGTGAGCATCGGCTATATCCCATCGGCGGAAGTGGTCGGGCTATCGAAGTTGCCCAGGCTGGTCGATTGCTTCGCCCACCGGCTCCAGCTACAGGAGCAACTGACCACCCAGATCGCTGACGCCATCGAACTCCATCTGCGACCCAAGGGCCTGGGCGTGGTGGTCGAGGCCACCCACGGCTGCATGTCCTGCCGGGGCGTCAGAAGGCACGAATCGTCCACCATCACCAGCGCGGTCAGGGGCCTGCTCCGAACGCAACCTGCTGCCAGAGCGGAGTTCATGTCCCTGCTCCAGACCCGCTCGCCATCCCTGTGACACCGATTGGCACCCTATAAAGGACCGACCGAATGAAGGGCAAGAAGCGCGAGATCACCGACGAGCAGAGGCGCATGGTCCGAGCCATGGCCGCGCATGGTCTGGGCTGGGCGCAGATCTCGGAAGTCCTGGGCATGCCGATGCGGACGGCGAAGCGCCTGCTCCTGAAGGAATACCAGGGACAGGCCGCGCATCGGAACCTCGCCGTCGCGATGGCGCTCCATGCCAAGGCGGTTGGATGGGTGGAGCGAGATGCCAGCGGGGCGATTCGGAAACGGTACCCACCCGACACCGTCGCCTGCATCTGGTGGACCAAGGCGAGGATGGGCTGGCGCGAGGCCGAGGGTCCGATGACCGCCGACCCAAACCAGAACTCAACCGCGGCTATCGTCATCCCTGGGGCTCAGATCCCACCGATGCGGCAGGAGCAGGAGCAGGCGGCAGATGCCGGCTGACCGCAGATCGATCTGGCAGGGCAACCAGCCGCCGCAGCATGGCTTCCTGGCCGATCTCATGCCTGGGTGGACGCTCTACCAGGGCGGCTACGGATCGGGCAAGACCTGGGCTGGAGCGCGGAAGCTGCTCGCCCTGCATGCGATCAATCACGGATCACCTGGGGCGATCCTCGCGCCCACCTATGGCGATCTCTGGAGGGTCTGCGTCCCGGCTGTGATGGAAGCCGCCGCCGAGATCGGGCTGGCGATCCGCGCCTTCCCTGGGGCGCATGCGGACATCCGCTATCCGCATCTGCTGACCATGGGCAGGCCGATCATGCTGGTCAGCGCCGATGAGCCTGACCGCATCGCTGGATGGGAGGTCGGGCATCTCTGGGTCGATGAGGCCGCACGCATCCCGATCAGCTTTGATAACCCGCGCCGGGATGCTCCGACCCAGCTGCGCGGTCGCCTGCGGCATCGCAAGGCCCGCTCGCTCGCCGGGGTCATCACCACCACGCCAGAGGGTCGCGATACCTGGGTGCAACGGGATTGGTTCGATGACGCCAAGCCAGAGCATCGCCACTGGATCGGCAGGACGGTCGCGAACTCCGCGCTGGATCCCACCTATGCGACCACCCTGAAGGGAGGCATCGGAAAGGATCTGGCCGAGCAGTACCTTGAGGGGAAGGCGATCAGTTACTCGGCGCACCGGGCGCATCCGTCATTCGATCCAGCGGTTCATGTCCAGGCGATCAAGCGGCAGCCGCATGCGACCCGGCATATCGGCGCTGACTTCAACGTGTCGCCCATGACCTGGGTTCTGGTCGAGCAGCTGGCCGATGGATCGATCAGCGTGCTGGATGAAATGATCCTGCCCAATAACGGACAGGTCGATACCGGGGTTCATGCCTGCCACGCCAAGGGCTGGCACCTGGGCGATGATCGCCACCCGCTCCCGGTGGTCATCCATCCCGACCGATCCAGCAAGCGGAGATCGACCACGGGCGATCCCGAGGTGGTGGTCATGCTGAACACCGCGAAGGCCCTGGGCTGGTCGGTCTCGGGCGATGCGTTCGGCGTGAACCCACCCATCGACTCGCGCATCAACCTACTGGCGCGACTCATTATGGATGCGACCGGGAAGCCGCATCTGCGGATCGACCCGCGCTGCGTCAAGCTCATCGATGATCTGGAGCGCACGGCCAGGAAGTCGACCGGCTATGATCCCGGCCCGGCTGGAGATCGTGGTCATATCCTAGACGCCCTTGGCTACGCCTGCTGGGATCTCTGCCAGCCTGGGCAGAAGGCGACCGCCGGGAACTGGCGGCTGTGATGATTCCCTCCGCTCCGATCCTGGGTAGCGTTCGCCTATGATCTCCTGCCGCCCAACCTCCACCGGGCCGGTCCCGGTGCATCCTTCCTTCACTGGCGATGCCACCGCTCGCCGCTTCTGGCGGCTCTCGTTCCGCTGCGGGCGGGAATACATCAGCGGGACCGACGCCCTGGGCCAGAGCATCCTGGTTCAGCATGAGCGCGAGGAAGCTGAGTCCTATCGCCGCCGCCTGCGGATCACCAAGCCGCGCAACATGACCGGCCCGATCATCCGTCGCTATAACGGGATGGTGTTCAAGAAACCGCCCGTGCGCGATTCGCAGGCGGATGAGTTCTGGCAGGACTTCTGGAAGGATTGCGACGGGCATGGAACGACGATCGATGCCTTCATGGCCGAGAGCCTATTGCACGCCCAGGTCGAGCGCGAGTGCTACATCGTTCCCGATGTCCTGGGCAATCCGGCTGCCGGGACCGTCGCGGCAATCAGAGCCAGCGGCTCGCGCCCGATCATCGCCCGCATCTCCGCCGATGGGGTGGTGAACTGGACCGAGCAGAACGGCGTCCTGGTCGAATGCAGCATGATCTGGCATCGCAGCGATGGAGTGACCGTCCTGCGGTGGTGGGGCCAGAAGGATCGCCAGGACTTCCTGCTGGATGAACGGCAGTTCGCCAGCGGTCAGCTGGTCATCACCGGGGTCGAGCCTCCGGTGGTCCATGGCTATGAGCGCATGCCGGTCCAGCGGCTCCGCCCGAACCTCGACCCACTGGGCTACTTCGGTTCGACCGGCGGCGATTCCCAGGCCGGGCCAATCGCTGAGTCGCAGCAGGCGATCACGAACCTGCTCTCCCTGCTGAATGAGGAAATCAGCAACGTCACCTTCTCGCAGATGATCGCCAGCGGCGTAAGCGATTCACAGGTGAAGGATGTGATGGTCGGGAATACCCGAGTCCTCTGCCTGCCCAACCCGGCGAGCAGCGTGCAGATGATCGGCGCTGACCCTGCCCAGGCGACGAGCATCCGCGAATCGCTGAAGGATGAAACCGATACCGCGCTGCGGAACGCCGGGGTGATCCAGGGAGGCGAGCAGGCGCAGAGCGGGGTGGCCCTGGCCTTCCGCCACAACGACATGGTCACCATCGTCAGCGCCCTGGCCTGCGGGACCGAGGATGCCGAGAACGATGTCACCGTGACCATCGCTGGAGGCTGGGGGGTCGATGCTCCCGCGCCGACGAACTACCAGGGCAAGGATTCCGATCTGCCCGACTTCGCGGGCGAAGCGACCACCCTGGTCAGCATCGTCAGCAACGCCTCGCTGCCGATGGTCATCCGTCGCAAGGTGGCAGAGCGGTTCGCGGGTCGCAACCTGGGCATGTCGAACGATGATATGCAGGATCTACGCACCGAAATGGAGGCTGGTAAGCTGGCCCTCGACTCGCTCCGCACCGGCAATCCCTTCCCAGATCGCGAAGGCGGCGGGATGGAGGACGCGAAGCCCGAGATCGCCACGGTCGAGAAGGTGCAGGGTACCGCGCTCAACGGGGCGCAGATCGCTTCCCTGGTCGAACTGCTCTCGGCGGTCGGCGCTGGCACCCTCGCTCCCGAGGCGGCGGTCTTGGCGATCACCAACAGCTTCCCGGTCATCGATGATGCCGAGGCTCGCAAGATGATCGCCGCCCAGGCGAAGCTGGAACCGCCCGCGCCTGCTCCAGCCAAGGGAGGCAAGCCGCCAGCCGAGTCTCCCGACCCCGAGGACGAGGCGGAAGATGACGAAGACCCTGAAGACGAAACCAAAACCAAACCGGAGTAAGCCATGTTACGTTCCCTCGCCCCTTCCTTCCACGCCGTTCTGATGTCGCCCGATCCTGCGGGCGGTGGAGGGACCGGGACCGAGACTGCCAAGGTCACGCTGCCGGGCGGGGTGGTGATCGAACTGCCCAAGGCCGATGCCGAGAAGGTGATCCTGGCGAACCAGAAGGCGAACGAAGAGCGCGAGTCCCTGGCGCGGAAGGTCGGCGCTGCCGAGGCGGAACGGAAGTCGGCGGAGGACAAGGCGCGGGCAGAATCACTCGAGAAGGAAGCGATGAAGCTGGCGAAGGATGGCGAAGTGGCGAAGGCCACCGAGATCCTGACCCGCGAATCCAACGCCCGGCTTTCGCGCCTGTCGATGAAGCTGCGTGACCAGGAAATCGACTCGACCATCCGTAAGCTCGCGCCCGGTCTTGACGATGCCGCAGTTTCGGATATGCGTACACTCATCGCCTCCCGTGCAGCGTTCGATGCTGAGAGCGGCAAGACGGTGATTCTGGATGAAGGCGGGAAGCCTCTCCAGAAGGACGGACAGACGGTGGACGCTCAGGCGTACCTGCCCGGCTGGCTGGCCGCTCGACCCCACTTCCAGACTGCCAAGACCCCGACCGGCAACGGCGGTGGTGGCGGCGGAATGACCACGGCAGGAACGATCCGCGTGGCCGATCTGCCCAACCTGACCCAGGCGCAAGCCGAGGCCATGCGGCAGGGGAAGCTCAAGGTCGTGGACTGATCCCGCCTCCAGCCTTCACCATCAACCTCCCACCGGAGATCTCCCATGGCCGCCACCCCGAATACCCTCACCATTCTGATCCCGACGATCATCGCCGCGATGCAGCGCGTCCTCCGCAACCAGGGCGCACTCGCCAATCTCGCCGTGCGCGATCCGTCGAGCGATGCCGCCGGTCTGAACCAGAGCATCGATCTCCCGGCCAGCGCCGTCCAGGCCGCCTACGATGTCGAGCCGGGCGCTACCCCGCCCGCCCTGGTCGGCACCACGCCCGCCAAGAAAACCCTGACCATCGAGAAGTACCGGGGCAGCCGCTTCTCGTTGACCGGCGAGGATTGGAAGGCCATCGCCAATCGCGGTCCCGACTTCCGCCTCATGCAGGTGGACGAGTGCATCAGCACGCTGATCGATGAGGTCTGCGCCTACATCTGGGGCAAGTACGACCTGCAGAGCGGCTACGCGGTCGGCTCGGCTGGCAGCAACCCCTTCGCGTCGAACCCCGACATCCTCATGGATGGCTGGCAGACCCTGAGCGAAGCCAAGTGCCCGAACATCGGTCGCATCGGCTGCGTCGGCCCGAGCGAGTGGGCGGCGGGCGGTAAGCTCGACCAGTTCCAGAAGACCCTGGAAGCGCCCCCCGGCACCAGCTTCGCCAACGCCGCGTTCGGCATGCTCGGCAACTTCGCCATGACCTGGGACCAGCAGATCTCCCGCCATGCCACGGTCGGCACCGCCGCGAACTATGTTCTCGACGGCGCGCAGGCCAAGGGCGCGAAGTCGATCCTGCTGAAGACCGGCACCGGCACCCTGCTCGCGGGTGATGTGGTGACGATCGGCAACTTCAAGTATGTGGTCAACAGCCTGACCGGCTTCGCCCTGGTGCTGAACTCGGGCCTGCTGGAAGCCGCGGCCGATGGCGCGACCGTGACCATCAACGCCGCCCACCGGTCGAATCTGCTGATCCATCCCGATGCGATGGTCCTGGCGATCCGCCCGCCGAGCGAAGCCCCCGAGGGCGATGCGGCCACCGCCGTCGCGGTCATCCGTGACCCGGTCACCGGCATCGCGCTCAGGCTCGCCCACTACAAGGGCTACCACGCGGGCCAGTGGGAACTGTCCCTGGTCTATGGCGCGGTCGTGCGCCGTCCCGAGCTCGCCGTCAAGCTGCTGGGCGTGTGATCCTGGCCGACCCTGCCGGGGTCGCTTCACCCTCGACCCCGGCCAGGGGAGGAACCTAGACCATGCCCGTCACGACCTCACACGACACCCAGCTGGATGCCCTGCTGGGTGCTTGTCGTTTGGCATCGGTCGCAGATGCCGCAGGGGTCGATTCCACGGCCTGGGCCTCGACCGCTTCGCCCAGGGTCGCCTGCTCCAACGGGCAGGGTTACCTGGGTGGACTCCATCGCGGTCGCCTGCCCTTCATCGAACTGTGGCAGCTTCCAGATCAGACCTGGGATCGGCAATCGGTCAGTGGCTGCGGGACGATGACCACCAGATGGAGGATGCGAGTTCATGTCAACGGACCCAGCTGGCAGACCGCCGATTCCCTGGCGCGGGCGATCCTCCAGACCGCCCTGGTGTCGATCCGGTCGGGAT